TATTCCTTTGACGGTGTCAGTATAGCATATTTTAAAAGTTTTGTCAACCCTCTCCTGTATCCAATCTGGTATGCCTGTTTATATGCCCAAGATGGAGAGTCAAAGTCTGGATCTGTTTCTTGATTTAATTCATCTTCAATTCGTTTAGAAACAACCTTAAGAAAAGCAGAAGCCCTATGGATAGCGTCTTCCATATTCTGCCTTTCTTTTCCTTTTAATCCGTTCAACAAAATATTTGTAGATGCCATTATTCTTCACCCAAGTCTTCTTCTGTTACACCAGATTCAGATAATTCTCTAGCTGTTTGTGCAGCTTGTTTCTGTTTAATAATACTATCTGCTCTCTGTATATCTACCTGTTGCATTAATTGTTCAGATAACTTCTGTTGTTCTGTAATTTCATACAGACGAGAATCTTTCTTATACAGGCCTGGAACTTTATCTAATCCAGTAGCATATGCAATCATATAACCAATCTTGGACGGACTAAAGTTAGCTCTTACTGCTTCGTCCATAAAGATGTTGCTATTACCTAGCTGTTGTAATGTTTGTAGCATAACAGCTTTATCAGCATAGTTAATACTACCAATGGCTCTTAAGGCGCCTGGACGAACAAGATCATCAACGCTAATCTTTGTCATTTGTGGAACTCCAGATTCTGACAAATCTTCAATTGTAATCTCATGTCCTTTCATTTTGTTTGCATACAACTGTAGAGCACAGTTTAAAAGCGGTTCCATCAATTCTTCTTCAAACTTACGGACTTGGCGAGTAAAGATACGACTTGAAGCGTTCTGTAATTGAGACACTTCAAACATCGTTTTTTCTCCTGGTGTTCTAAATCCAAGAGCCTCCATTGGTGTCCCAGCCATTAAGTCCATCAAAGAGTTGTATCTATCAATAAATGTATCGGCCATTAAGATGTTTGTATCTGGAACCATCATATTAATGTCACCATCAATGGGACAGTTAAACTCTGCACCAGGGCCAATAATTTCTGGCATAACTACATCACCCTTTGTCTTAAACATAGGATCTGACAAGAAATCATATACGTCTGCACGTTTGTTTTCAAGATAATCAACACGATATTGCATACCAAGTAAGTTAACCAATGGAGACATACCCCAAAGATTATCTACACGATCTCTCCATCTTGCTTGGAATATAGGACAATAGTTAAACACATCTGGCATATCTTCATCAGACAAAACAACTGTTCTATCTACAACAGTAATCTTCCGTGCCTTCTTTAGTGTATTTGTATCCATATCAAATATATCACCAAAGAATGTTAATACCTCCATCATATCAGATTCGTAATATTCAGACACAGAGCCAAATCCTGCGATATTAAGCTGGTCGTTAACAATCTGATCACCAGATGTCATAATAGAGCGAACATCACCCCGATTCTTTATTGCACGTTGAAAAGCTTTCTTCATTGTTTCATCATATTCTGCCATAGTAGCAACGTCAGCTATAGACATAACAGCACGAATAATCTTCGGCGAACTCTTAAAATCTCTAGCTGTTGCATCAAATACAATATCGGCAGGATCAATACGCATAAAGCGAATACCGTTGTCTCTTACACCAAGCATTCCTTCTTTGTTCTTAACAAAGTCTTCGTCCCACACTGGCGTAACAAAAGCATTACCTGCATAAATATAATCATCCACTAATTGCCTTATCGCTGGTTTGAAGTTTGTACGTTCAATCAAAATCTTGTTTGTAAACTTGTGTATCGCTTGTTTCTTTTCTAATTCGTCAGCAGAGGAATTATAGTTATCAAATTCAATCGGTTCTTTAAGGCTAAAGATACTTTCAAGATAGTAAGTCCTCAACACATCTGCAATCTGTGTAAGTTTTGGTATGTGTGTAACGTTATTAAAGTCGTGCTTCTGAGTCATAATCTTCTTAGTATCAGTAGAAAAGACATACTGCAAAACTTCACGGTATTCATCGTACCACTGTTGCTTTGAAGACTCCCAAGCCTGAAACTTGTTAGCAATATCAGAAGCTAAGTTATCCTTATCTAAATGTAGTTCTACGTTGTTTGGCATAATTCCTCCTTTATGTTCCACCAAATCTTCCGACACTCACTGGTGTCCTTATTGTTCTGTTTACATATGTTGTGCTAAGAGGCGGTACGGCTATCTCTATAGCATCTGACACCGCATTCTTAATATCATCGTGTTCTGGATGTTGATTCTTTAATTCATATTCTAATAGCTCGCAGTTGCCACCTTTGTAATGCCATATGCGCCTATCCTCATACAGCGGTTGCAACACGCTATTGATTCGTTCATCTTTGTCCTTCATCGGCCTATTCTCTTCAATAGGAAGACTAATGCCTCTGTCAGATAAGATTTCTTTAATCTGCTTAACGATAACAGACTGAGCTGCCGTTACCTCTGCCCTAAGCTTCTTCATATTCCATTTGTTCTTAGCGTTAATGATATGCGTTACATACTCAAGAATCTTGTCGGTCTTAAATCTATCTAAGTCAAGTATGTATCTATTCTTCATAGAATCAATTCCAACTACTGCAATGACTGTGCTATCTGACTTCTCTCCTAACGAATAGGCAAAGTCCATAGCAGCATAGACATAAAGCTTCTGGCCATTCATAAACCAAGTGCCGTGTTGCTCCGTTAGTTTTCCTTTATCATAATACTGGAACACTTCTTCATTGTAACCTTTATTACCACCACGGTTAGGATCGTTATAGTACTGAGCATAGAACTGAGACTTGTCCGTATACCCAGCCTTAATTCTAGCTAACTGTTGTGCATCAAAACCAAAGTACTTGCCATCACTTCTCTTTGTCCTGGGCCACAAGAACTCTCCGTTTTCTTCTACTACTCTCTGGAACACTTCCCATTGTTGCTTAGTACCAATAAACTCTCCGTCTTTGTTGTATACTTCTTCTTCAGTGGCCAGCAAATCAGAATACAAATCATTCGGGTCGTATCTAGTACCGACACAGAATATCATTCCGCCAGGGTTAAGAATTGACTGTAACTGACTATAACGTTCACTTACTAACTTACGCCCACTAGGATTGTTGTTGTTAGGTTCTACTAAGTCATCAAGAATAATAACATCAGCATGGGCACCAGTCGTAGTCGTAGTTAAACCACCAGTCTTAACGGTGCTATCACGTATACCCTCTTTTACACGTATAGGACTGTCTACGCATATCTCAGTAGTAGTCCACTTGTTACGCTTTCCTTCTTCTTTTTCAATCAGTGTAGGAAACAAACGCATATGCAACGGACTTTCCATTACTTGTTTAATATCACGTAATTGGCTTTCGGCTAAGTCAGATGTAGCAGACAAGTATAAAATACTTACGGCAGGATTATTTATAATCAACCAGTTAACAAGACGTGCCATAATAAAACTCTTTCTATGAGCACGTGGTAATAAACCTAATCTGTATCTGCATCCATCTTTTTTCGTTAGAAACATACAGAAGTCTTCGTGTACCTTAGCCATTACAGCATACGGGCACACTGCTTTAATGTATGTCACTAAGTCCTTCTTACAGGCTTCACGTATATCTTCAAGTACGCTAGTTTCTTCTTTGCTCATTGTACAACAGACATCCCTATTCTATCAAAGACATCACTCAGTTCTTTGTCTTCCCTTAATAACTGTTCCTTAGCTCCAGCCACTTCTTCCTTACTGGGTCTTCCTGCTTTCCTCTTTTCTTCCCCGTCTACAAACCCAGTATCACATAAATACTTTAGTGCAGCAAATCTAGCCTTGTTCTTCTCATCGGCAGCTATGCAGGCTATCTCCTTTACGTTACTATGCAAGTATCTTTGTCTAGCTTCAGACCTCCATTCAGCATATGTCTGCTTAAACAAGTTAGCCTTCTTGCATCTTTCCCACCAACAAAAGTCCCCCTCTAAACATTTGTCTACAAATTCTACCTCAGTAGGATCATTAAAAAACATTATATACAACTTATGCAGCTCATCTGTTGTATACATAGCATCAGATAACCCATTAGGTATATCTTTCAATAAGCTAGTCAGTCCTCTCTGTTGTCCCATTTATTTCCTTTCTAGTAACCCTTTGTTACTGTCTACTATATCATAAATCAGTAGAAAAGTCAATGCCTTTCCAAAAAGCTGTAATTTCTGCTAGAAATTTTTTTGTCGCAAGAACTTCAAAGGATTTAAGCCCCAACCCCCTCTTACCCCATAAAAGACTATTGCTAAAAAATCATTTCCTAAAAATCATTTTACTTTTTACTTTTTCTTTTTTTGTATCCTAAAAAATCTTTTTCTTTTTCTTTTATATATTTTCTTTTTATTTTTCTTTTAATTACTTTTAATTTACAATTAAATAATTGTTAGATAACTTTTAATAATAAAACATTAAATAACTTCTAACTTACCATTAAAAAACAATTAAAAATAATTAAAAGATAATCTTCCATTAATTAACTATTAACTTTTAGCTACTATATCTTGTTATTAATTATCTTTTAGCTACTATATATTGTAAAAATTAAAAATAGTTTAAAAAAAATAAAAAAAGTTATTTACAATTAAAATAAAATATGCTAAATAAAAAATGACTTCAAAATAAAAAGCGTTTTTAGCTGTTTTTATTAGAAGTGAATAAAAAAGTTGTTATACATAGTTAATACTGGTTATAAATAGTCATTATAAAGTTTTTCTTTTTATAATATACTTTATAAATAAAGGAGATACAAAAATGACTGATAAAAAAATAAATGATAAACTTGCTACTATTGAAAAAGCTCTTCAAGATTTTACGTCTTGTAAAAACTTTTTAAAGGTAGAAAATAAAAATAATACCATTGATAAACTTTTAAAAATTGCTTTTTCACTATATGAAGAAGAAAAAGATAAAGGGGGCTTTTTACGCTTGCTCTTTTCTTATGATAAAGTAAAGGGTTGGGCTACTCCTTCCGTAATTAAAAAAGAAATTGTAGACTATTTTGATTTTTGCGACATAGACTATATTTTTTCAGTAAATAAACAGAAATTGTTTATAGACTATGAAAAAAAGAATATAATTGACTTCTTAACATATAAAGAAAAAGTAAAGGAAATTGAAAAAGAAAATAGTGAAATTGAAAAAGAAAAATTGTTAAAAGTAAAACTTCCCTTTACATTGGATAAACTTGATAAAGATATTTTACAAGCTGTTATTTTTCAGTGTAAAGAAAAGATAAAATCTTTAAACAAAAAACAAAAATAAACAAAATAAAAAAAGCCGTTAATAATTAGATTAACACTTTTCTTTATAATGA